ATTTAGTTAAATCTGAGTTATATTTTTCTCTTGCCCCTGATAATTGAAACTGAGCTACCCCACCACCATTATAATAGTATCTAGATCCTCCATTAGGGTTACCATACGTAATTGCAGCTGATCTTTGGTAAACCGAACTTACTACATCTGGATCAGAATTTAATCTAATATAAAAATCGTTATTCATAAAATCAGAAGTGCTGTTGCTGTTAGAACAAAAATAGCCTTTAACAACAAACGTTTTATAAGTAGCCGACAACCCAGTAAAACTTACTCTATTTACGCTAGATCCTGAAACTGTTTGTGTTGAAATATGTTCTAAAGAATTTGGCATCAGGAATTAGTCCATCCTACTAACATAAAACTTGACAAACCTTGGTTAGGGTCAAAAGGAGAACCATGATGTGTTTGAAGTTTTATTTTAGTTGTCGCATCATTATTGTTCATTACAGTTCCAATAGAAGTAGAAAATCCTGATTGATCACCATGAGTTCTGCCTCTAGTAAAACCACTTTTCCCCATACAAGCTGTGTACTTCCCAGCTTGTACACCTGTAAATAAAACTGATGCGTAACAACCACGATTATCAATTTCATCGCTTGGCAAACCGTATTTAGTTGGAATTGCAACGCTTTCCATGTACCCAGTTAAGTTAGATTGATTATTTGTTCCAGCATTGTCAGCGGAAGGATTGCTGTCATTGCCACGCCAAAAAAGATTGAACCAAGAATAAGTTCCTGTGCTAGCCAAATAACCCGAAGCAGTACCTAACGTTATTTTTAATTTACCATAAATATAACTAACAGAATTATCGTTAGTTCTAGTGTTGACAATAAGTTCAAGAGCGCTATAACCGCTCGGGTCTATATCAACAAATTCTACTGTGCTAACAGTACCACCTGACTGTTGCAAAGTTTGATCAGCAATAATTACTTTGCCTTCAGCCATTATTCCACCACTCTTTTAGTGCCAATTCCGTAAAGATGAATTTTTGAACCAGCAACCCAGTTGTAGTCAGAAGAACCATTAGAAGTCATTTCAAGTTGTATAGACGTTACTGGGTCACGAACTACACTAGTGCCGCTTAAACTTGAAGGAGTTAAAGAAGTATTCACGTAAGACCAAGCACCAGTAGTATCAGAAGTTGAAGTATTCATAAATCCTTGTACTTGCGGATTTTTTGTAGTGGCTACCGCATAATCAGGCAACATAAAAGTTCCTTGAAACGTTTTATTAGAACCACCATTAACTTCTCTAGGACCAGTTATACGTCCACCAAAAGTTTCGTTACGATCCTCAAAAGTTGCAAGAGCTATTCCAGAACTAGTCAGTCTTGAAAATCCCATATATTGAGAATAAACAGAAGCATCAGCAACATTATTAACTCGCCAATACATAACAACGCTATAATTGGCTGCTTTGCAGCCTTCAAAACGAATATATAAATCTCTATAATTTTGAGGAATGCTCGTAATCGATAAAAGAGTACTACTTGTGCTAGCAACAGTAAGCGTTGAAATATATTCTAAACCTGGACCTGTTGAAACACCGCCACCAAACAAACCGCCGTTCATCCAAGTAGAAACAGCAGTAGACGGCCACGCCTTAGGCGTATCCGTCCTACCCTTAAAGTTACTGACAGCCTGACCTGGGTTAGTTCTGTACTGATTAAACGACATATAAACCTCTAATTAGGCTGTGATTTGATTTACATAACCAAAGATATTGATCCCAGCAGGAGCAAACGCTTTAACAATAAGAGCCTGACTAGCATTGCCTTTAAGGATAATGCCAGGAGCAATTAACGTAAGACCAGCTTCAGTAGTTATTGTCTGTTCAATAAGATCAGCAGTTGTAGTACCGCCCCACTCAACAGTCAACTTCACATCAGCACCAGACTGATTCATTGCATACAACCAAATTTCGTCAATAGTAGTAGCAGTGCCACTACCAGTGTGAATTGTTGTACCAGGAGAAGATGTTGCAGCTACCGCAATAGCTTTACCATCAGTACTCCCTGATAGTTTGAGTTTTGAATATGTCGCCATTTTCGTTCCTTAACTAAAGACTTGGTTAGAAATAATATTATCTGCCGTACCATTAACAGTAGCTGGAATATCGCCTACAAGCGCCATTGTACCAGCCGCATTAGGAATAGTAATAACCCTGTCTGCGGTAGGATCTGTAACTGTTAACGTAATTTCGTATCCGTTACCAGTAGTTGCTCCAGTAAGAAGTATTGGGCTAGCGCCTTGATAAGTGACTGGCCCAGTAAAAGTACCGCCAGCCAAAGGCATCTTAGTAGCATCAGTAGGAGCCGCAATCCAAGCCAAACCTGTAGTACCAGTGCTGTCTGCGCTTAATACTTGCCCATTGCTGCCAACTGCTTGACGAGTAACAACATCATTAGCAGAAGCAACAAGAATATCGCCTTTACTATTAACAAGGTCTCTTTCAACCATGCCAGGGGAAGTATTTACATACGTCTCAACAGCAGTAAAGTTAGCATTCATATCTCCAGCAACAATCGTTGTACCAGAAACAAAATCGTTAGGGATGCTTAAAGTCATTTAACGCAACCTTCTCGGTGTGTACGTGAACGCTAAAGCATTAATTTCCCAATGCAAATTAACACTTGTGGGGCCATCAATCCTCATACTAACACTCCTACCTGTCCCAAGTGTGGGCAGATTTATTACTTCAGCCGTAACATCACGACCAATAGCATCCCATTTAGCTATCTTTGTTCCTGCCGTCTCATCCCACTCGGCAGTACCCCAACGAGAAGCCGAAGTTTTACCAGAAACTAAAATAGGGAACTCAACAGCAGCAGTTGACTTATCGTAATCTTTAAAAACATCTACATTCAAAGTTAAATCTTCTTCAGCAGAAACAACAGTACGAGGACGACCCCAACGCTTTTTAACAATAGGATCTTTGCCTGTAACCCATCTTGTTACAAAATAAGAAGAAATATGGGTTTCTGTATTAGACGTATATCTATCTGCATCACGTTTCTGTTCATCCTCAACATCAACAACGCAACCTTTAGGAATAACAGCACTTTTTTCTACACATCCTGCAAAAACAGTTGTAGCAGCATCAGGAGGTCTATAAGAAAACAAAGGACCAGAAGAAATATCTGTCAAAGTCCAAGCACCTTCAGTACCTAAAGTTGGATCATAAACAAAAGTACGTCTACCAGTTGCACCAGCATCCTGATAATCAACAGAAACATAAAGCTTATTGTTACCCCAAGCTATTTGAGGATTTTTTGCAAAAACAATATTTTCATTATCAATCGCAGGTCTTAACTTGCTAAACAGCCAAGTAAAAGTATCCCCATTGTAAACATAGATACCTTCTCTGCCATACCAAAAAAATGTGCCATAAGGCGTATTCACAGGAGAAGACAAAGGAACTGAACCAATATCATTACTTAAAGTAACAACTTGAAAAGAATCAGAATCAAAACCATAAACAGCGTAAACACTATTAGTTTTAAAAACAAGAAGATGATCACCTGCGGGAACTAAAGCGGTGATGAAGTCTCCGTGTTCTCCTTTGTCTATATCTACATAATCTTCTGCTGACCAAGTTTCTGGATTGTTGCTGTTTGACCACCGAAGACGATATTTGTAACCCGTTCCGCTCTCGAAAGTATTCGCTACCCATGCAAAGTTATTCCAAAAAGCTACGTATTGCGCTTGCGGCATATTGCCAGCAGCACCAAAGCTTCCACCAAGGTCAGCGTCAACAGAACCATTCCACCGAAAAGAAGGCTTATCATAACTAACACCATACGCAATATTGTTCATTGTCATGCCATACACACGAGATTTGTCAGTTCTCGGAGTAATATTAGTTAAATCAGTAAAATTATCAGCTAAAGAATAAGCAACTTTAGTACCATAATTAACCATTAAAGCACTAGAACCAGTATCTGTGTGAAAACCCCACATACCTTGAACATCGTGACTTAAAGGCGCAACATTTCTTCTATCAACACCATCTCTCATACGAATGCCGCCACGAGGGTCAACAGTCACATTTAACAAATCAGGAGATTCATTATCTTGCAAATTGAACTGATCACTTCTTAAATTCAATCCACCAGAAAATGATTCTAAAACTTCAAGAGAAAACTGTCGATTAGTAGCCATAAATTATCACCATCTAATACCACCAGTATTAGCAAACCGCAATCTGCCAAGACCAGCAGCAAAACGATTAGATACTCTACTATTTGCAACCATCGGTTGAGGTGCAGGCGCATCAGCAAAACGACGTGCAACATTATCAAGTTCAATCTGAAATTGAGCTTGATACTGATTAGCCATAACAGGATCTTCCTGCTGCATATAAGCTCTAGCAGTAGTGTACGTTGTCAAAATAGGATGAAACGCAGTAGGCAAATCAGGAGTTGTAGAAGCTCCACTACCTAAACCAAAAGCAGTCGGATTCCTTACAGCACGAACATGCATTGTTTCAATTGAACCAGGTGTTGCATACAAACGAATTTTGTCATCCCAATAACTCCATTCCCAAGAAGTACCACTGGTGTCTACATCTAAAGGATTATTCCAATCCCCATCATCGCGACCAATATATCTTAAAACATGATCGTTACTTCTTATAGCAACTATCTCTCTTATACCTTGAGCAATGGCATCAGGTGCTGCCGCAATAGCTGTAAGCGTGTAATCTTTTTGACCTACAACAGTATTGAAAGTTGTTGAAATTTCATAAAAAGGCCAACGTTTTTCGCTATAAACAATAGTGTCAAAACCTTGACCAATAATAATATCTATCGTTGTGTCGTCAATATCGCTTGTATCAATATCGACAACACTTCTTACTTGAGTTCTAATTTGAGCTAAAGTTAATGCCGTAAAAGTCACGACTTCTCCTGTCTTGTATGACTCCAACATAAGTCAGTGTCGCTTACAGGTGTAACCTTGCAAGGAGTTCCTTTAGCTGTAATAGCTAAACAAATACTTCCCCATTGCATCTTTTCAACAGGTTCTTCTATTTCTTCAATCCATTCAGAAACACCAGGAACCATACGTGCTTCAGATGATTGACCTGGGGCATAATGCGATGGACGCACACCTCTAGAGTTTGCAACTTCTGCATTTTTGCTGTAACCAATAGCGTGCTGTCTTTGCATAATTTCTCCAAATAATGGTGGGGGATGCGAACATCCCCCACCCACCTATTTAACTGGATTTACTGAATGTTAAATAAACGCCCTTGACGTGCTCGGTTAGAGCAAGTCAATTCTCCGTAACAGAGAATCTGAGCATAACGAGCATCTTGATTTGTAGGACGCACAAACGGAGTTGGTTGGAACCAAGTTTCGCTATGAGCTACAAGTCGTAGATACTTTGTGTTAAGGAAGTAAAATGCGTTAGCTTCGCAACTGTCATCAAAGGTTACTGGAGCACCTTTAAACAACAAGTTCTGGAAACCAGCATCCGCAACTGCTGCACTTGTGTAACGCAACTGTGGCTGAAGCAATGCTTCATACTTTTCATAACGTCCTTGATCACCAAATATGATTGTCGGCTGATCGTTGCCTTCCGAAATCGTATTGTACAAACTGCTCATAGCGGTAAGAGTCAATGCAGCAGCACCATGGTTAGTCATTGTTGGTGCCCACCATGAGTTGCCAGCCGCTGCTGAGTTAATTCCACCCAGAGTTCCGCCAGCAACTATTCCCTGGATACCCAAGAAATCTTTACCACCATTACCGTTACCATCACCCCACAACATAGTGTTCATGTTGTCAATAATGGTTTGCTCAGTTTGCATAATCTTGCCCTCAAGAAGGTCAATGATTTGTGCTTCACCGTTATTTTTTGCTTCTTCAATACCCGTAATGGTTACTGTTGCTGCATACTGTTTCCAAGTATACTCAGCGGCAGTTATACCTTCTTGGGCAGTAATAGCAATAGTGTCAGCACCGCTGTATGAACCAGCGGTTGTGTTCTTTCCATAAATAATAGGGACAACAATTTTTGCTCCACCATTTACACGCCTAATGGTCTGACCATTGGTAAGCGCATAAAACAGTGGACGAGCAGCAAAAACGTTATCAGCTAATCTGGGGACATAATTTTTGAGCGTGGTGCTCAGAATTGCGTCAAAATCGGCGTTTCCAGCCATATTAACTCCTAATTAAGTGAAATTTTCTTGTCTAGCTTGTTCATATGCTTCACGAATTGAACTAACAGCAGAGACAGCTTTACCAATAGAATCAGAAGAAGAACCTGGATTTGCATCCACAACGTTAGCTGCACGCTTATCTTCCATAATTTTGTTTTCTTGACTTTCTGCCGTCGCAGCTACAGCAACATTCTCATAATTTAAATGAGCATATGCTGCTTCAAGATTTCCAATATTATGTTTTAAAGCATGAGCGTAAAGCTCAGAATCTGAAATATCAGTAGAATACTTTTCTCTAATGTTGCTCATTTCTTTCTGCAAATTGTTTTGTCTTACACGAGAATTTTGTTCTTCAATGGCAGATTCAATGCGGCGCAAGCGACTTTCGTCTGGGTCCATATCTTCAAAATCTTCATTTTCTTCAATTGATGACATTTGGTTACCCATACTGACCCCAAAAGCATCTCCTAAAGCAGAGATAGCTCCTTGCGGGTCGGTTTCTAATGCTTGTACTATTGTTTCCGCTTGAGACAGTCTTTCGCGTTCACGGGCCAACTCTTGCGTTTTACGTGTGTAATCCGCTTGTCGTTGGTACCCACTTTGAAGCTCTTGCAAGCTAACTTGCTGTTCAACTCCATCAACTTTGATGGTGTACGCTTCAGATGAAACATCAGGATTACTGGGAGCCAGTTCCGTAGCTTCGGTCATTTGGAATCCTACTTTCGGTTATTCCTTATAGAAAAGAGACGTTTGTCTCATTACATATTAGGCAACTCCAAACCCATTTGGTTTTGTAGTTGTGCTAATAATTCTGGAGGCACTCCACCCGTTGCCTCAAAAACTTGATCAGGTATAGGTCCAGGACCCATTCCTCCACTCATTGGGGGAGGAGGCATTCCGCCCCCATCCCCCTCTTGTCCAGCTTCTTGTTCGGGAGCCATCTCATCTTGCATAGGCTGCTGCTGGACTAAAAACTTTTCAGGATTTTTGACACCAAATCCAAACTGCAACACATATTTAGCTAATTCAGTAGGATCAATAACAGTACCAACAAGAGGAGCAACCGCGTTCATTAACGAAATAGCTTGTTGACGGCGAGCCGTCTCATTTAAAGGCTGCGTAGAGCCGCCTTCTACTTCAAAATCGTATTCGCCAAGTATGTCTGAACGTGTGTATGCGACATACAAGTTTTCTTGATCTTTGCCAGTGATACGAACCATCTGAGGACGAGTCATATATTGTTGCATCAATTGCAACACTCGTCTAGCTACATCACCAATAACTAACTCAATAATAGCTAACTTATCGGAAGATCTAGCATTGCCAGCATCAGCAATAATGCTTGCTTCAGTAGCAGTACGTCTAACTTCAGGCATTTGACCACGAGAGTATTCAGATACCCCGCTTACAATGTTTATATCTGCTTCAATAATGCTTGAATGGTTGTACATCTCAGGAGCTAAAGGAGTTTGCGCCAAAGGCGTAACTACTTCACTTAACGGCCTGTTCTCATCTATAACAGGAACAAAACGTCCATCTTCATCAGATTCTAAAGCTTCACGACCTTCAGGACCAAAAGAACGCTCATGATAAAGATACTTACGTGCATAACGTTTCCTATGGTTAACCATTTGAGAACGAGTTTTGTTTAACTCTTCCTGCAATGATTCAATCTGTTCTAAATCCCCCATTGGATAAAAAACATCAGGAATATCATAATTACGCATCATCACAAAAGGATGACCAAAATTGTAAGGCATAGCTTGAGGTTCAAGCAAATAATCATCTGCTTCATAAGCACAAACTGAAATAGTGTTTGCTTCAAGATCGTAATATTCGTAAAGAGTTATACGATCAACTTCATCAGCGTATTGTTCACGTTCTGTATCATTTTCCCAACGAAACAAAACACCAGAATCTGCTTGCAAATTTCTACGAACAGAAGATTTAAACCGTTTATCTTTTTTAACTTCTTTTAAAGGACGAACAATTCTTTGAGCAATCCATTTTGCATCATCCAAACAAGTAGCTTCAGGATCAACAAACATATCAAAAGGAGAAATACGTTCAACAAATGGTTGATCTTCAACGATCATCATTTCTGTATGAGGCAAACTTGATCTTATTTGTTCATCTGTAGGTAACTCATTAGCAAACTCAGGGCTTTCCTGAGCGAACATATCAACTTCTTCAACTGAACGTTGATACTCGTCATCCATTTCATAATCATTAAGCGCACGTTCTTCTTCAACAAATTTCCAACCTACTTTAAGCCAACCATGACCGACTATAAGAAAATCTTTAACTGAACGTCTAAAAGGTTTCCTATAGTCGTAATGACGCCACAAATAATTGATTACAGCTTCAACAAAAACTGCTCTGTCAGCATCTGATTCTTTATTTGCGTTAATAGTAATTTTAGGATGATTGATAGAAACAGCAGGACTAATAACGTTTATAGTCGAAAAAGCCATATTAACTGAAATACGATCATCAGTAACATTGCCACTATTATTAGCGTTATTGGCATTCCAATAAGTTTTGCCACGATAAACGTCAATTAAACGTTGCCATTTATTGTCGTAACCTTCGTCTCTTCTCCATCTAGTAGCCAACCGAAGACGGTCATGTACTCTTTTATAATTTTCTGACCGTGATTCACTTGCCATTTTTTACACCCAACGTCTGCCTACATATTCAGGCTCATGGCCTGCGGCCTGAGCATCAGCAATAACTTTATTTTCTCGTTCTTTAAGAGTCATATGTTGTTCTTCAACAGGCAATTGTGCACGATGTAAAGGGCCAGTAGATCCAAGAGTCATAGTGACTCCCATAACTTTACAATGCCACTCCCAAAGATCGTTTAGCTCATCGTCAGGAAGCGGTCCTCGCTTCCCGACGATGTACGAACAATATTCTTCTTTAGTGACATTTTTTGGTATCAAGTGTTATTAACCGACCCATCAGGCTGCACAGCTACACGTTCTACTTTTCCATCAGGACCCTGAAAATTAGTTGGGGTCTCACGGATAACCATAGAAGCAGCCAAGTCACCAGGGTGAACTTCATCTGTTCCACCAAAGACAGGCACATCTGTTTGCGCTCCACCTCTAGAAATTGGACCGTTCCAAAGTTGTGCATCATTTAGTACAGGCTGAGCGCCCATTCCTGAAGCATTGAATTTTCTATTGGACATTAAACGCTCCTAGCGTAAATTTGTTACTACAATATACTTATACTGTCCCACGAGTTGAGTTTAAACCAAGAATAGAGCCTCCAGCTACATTATTGCGTGGTATTTGTCTATGCCACCAATCTAAAGTAAATGTATCATCTACATTTTGAACGTATTCAGGTATATAAGCATACTTTCTCATTTGATTAGCCATAGCTAAAGCCATAACACGGTCATCATGAGGAGACCCAGACATACCACCACGTTCATTACGAGTATAAGTACGCAATTCAGCTAACGTATACTCATCAAAAAGACTTAACTCATAATTTTTTAAAGCCTGAGCAAGCTCATCTATCATAAGTGGTTTAGAAGTACGAGTAGTAAGCCAACCAAACTCGCTTGAAGTACGTTGATTAGCTGAGTTCAAAGTTCTACGACGATACAAATTAGGGTAACCTAATTGTCTTAAACCAACAATAGTAGTTAAACCATGATTGTTAGCTTCGACACAACATAAAGCGTTCCCATACCAAACACCAAGATTGTATACCTCTTGACTTAACTCATCGGGAGGTATACGTCCATGCCAAACAGCTACTTGTTTGCCATCTTTACAATCAATTACTTGGATACAAGAATAATCGCCGTGACCAAGGCCTTCAGCCGTGTCCACGCCAAGGACGTATCCGCTCCATCTCTGAGGTTCTTCCCAGATCGTTAACATCTGAACTCCAAGGCTCCTTGAAGCTCATGTAAATAACCTTGTTTACCTGCTTTGACCAATTTTCCGAGTTCTTCCAAAACGTCCAAATCAAAGACGGGATTGCCCGAACGGACAAATGCTTCTTCGGGCGTAGTCGGGTATTCTTGGGCCAACTGCCAAGGGAGCATAGAGGCAATCTTGCCTTCATACCAAGCCTCATCTCTATCTTGTGACGCAGACCAAGGAAAAAACATAGCATCAAACTTGTTGTTACCTGTAGTAGCACCTGTCCACAATTTGTGGAAAAAGTTTCCTGAACCGTTAGCAGTACTTAATCCTATAATACGTCCGCCTACATCGGCTACAGGTTCGATTGATGCCCACGCTTCTTCAGGGTTGGGCAAAAATGCCCACTCATCCACAACCACAAGCGTGGCTGATTCCCCTCTGGCAGGATCGGAGGCTGAAGGCATCGAAGTAATTTGTGAACCATTAGAAAATCCCATTCTCTGTTGATGATCAACCAGAGATTGAGGCCCCCGTTCGTTCATCCACTCGGGCAAATGTTTATGCCCATATTTAGTTTTACGGAGAAGCAACACTGCTTCTCTCTCAGTACGTGACAGATCAATAATGTTTTGATCGTCTTTAAAAAATGCTAACCAAAACTGATGAGCAGAAACTAATGTTGTCCACCCAATTTGACGAGCTTTTAAAGTTAATGAATATCTATTGTCTCCCCAACGTTCAAGAGCTTCCTTTTGAGCGTCACGTAGACCGAATAAGATCCTACCATGAGCAGGATGAGCAATGTGCCAATAAGACTCAAGAAAATATTTTTCACTTTTGACACACTTACGCCACTCTGCTTCTTGGCGTAATTCGCTTATTCTCCCCATTTAACACCTCATGTCTCTGCGGAGTGTTTCCCACTTAGACCACTGTTCTTCTGACCAACCCCAGTTAATGGTATTGAATAGTTGAGAACATTGAGGGCTATAACCCCAATTCTCTATAACAACAGTCTCTTTAACCTCATTATCTGTAGAACCTCCAAAAGGCCACCACATGATTAAAGGCATCATTGCTGCGCCCACAGCAGCAGCAATGGCAGCAAAAGACTTAACTAAACGCTTAATTGCTTTTTCCCAAACTACAGACTTATCAGCTAGTTCCTCCAACGACATATATTCTCCTCATTGACACGACTCACAAACATCAGGGTTCTCTAACCCACACTCCAACGGAGTATCATCATCAAACGGATTGTAACGCTCACCCATCAACTCAGGGAACTCTTCAAGTACTTCCATTAACGTTTGTGGTTCATTATCCATTACCAACTAAACCTTTGATTCATTATTTCAACAGCAAAATCCCTAGGGTCTTGACTCAAAATATCGCGGAAAGCATCTTTGTGGTGATGAAGATCATCTAGCTCATAACGAAGTTGCTCCCCGTCACGATCCAGTTCATCCCAAAACTCTTCAAGTTCTTCTAAACGTTCAGTTAATTCCACATAAGCCCATGTCTCAATTGTAGTAAGACGACTCTGAATAGTCTTAACATCAAACTCTTCAACAAGACGCTCAATAGAAGTAAGACGAGTAAGAACCTGAACATCAGGTTCCCCATACTCTTCCATCTCCGCTTGTAAGCGTGATACAGAGCTTTCCATACCATCAATGCGGTTAGCTACCGCAGCGGCATTCCAAACAACTACAGCCGACACAGAAGCCACAGTCATAATTAATCCAAGGGTGAGCCTGCTTACGCGAATTTGCTTGAAATCCTGCGCTATATCGTCGGTCACTTCTTTTTCTTTTTAGCATTAGTCATCTTCTTACCACTGCTCTTAGAAGCAGCCTTAGCCGCAGCAACACCCTTCTTAGAATACGAATAAGACTTACCACCGACTTTAGGCACTTTCAACCATCCTTAAACCAATAACTTCAGCTTCCAAAGCTTCAGCAAGCTCCTCATTACTATAACCCGCAACATCCCGCTCATCATCCAAAATCATCTTACGACGAGGCGTAAACTTATCAATATACTGCAAATACAAAGACGCAGCCTTAACATCCCCACCAGCAGCCGCAGCCCACAAAGCATCAATAACACTCTGCACACGCTCAGGGTTAATGTTCAACTCAGACGCACGCCTATCCCACTCCTTAATAAAACGAGGATCACGCTTAATACGACGCAAAGAATCAGCATGCATATCATGCTCAGCAGCAAAGTCCTGTTGGAACTTAGGCTGCCTCTCAGGACCCAACAAAAGCCACTCCAAAAGCAACTCCCAATGCCGAGGCATTTTGGCAATGCCTGAGTCTGGGTCGGTTATCCAACCCTTGCCGCCACCGTTCTGTGCCATAACCTTTACCTCACCTATAGAGTTCTACGTTTCACTATAGCTTTTCAATGCTATTTGAGACAATTAGACTTACTGTATAAGAACTGGTACTAAGTAAACATCTCCCACATCTAGTGGGAGATGGTACTAAGTAAACATCCCCCGCCCCCTGCGGGGGATGGTACTAGGTAAACTAAACAATGTCGCAGACAGTTGCAAGTATATAAGCAAAATAATTGGCAGAATTAAAATCGTAGTCGCACTGTCTCTCCTTATCTATACATATAGCATCGCCAGAAGGGTACCCCCCCAGGGGGGTGGCCTCGCATGATGTAGGCACGTGCATGGCGGACCATGATCGCATTATGCATGTAGTCCGAGCTTCTTAAGTAAATTCTAGGTAAATTCCTTCACATGCATGCAGTTTCCTGCGCATTATGCAACGAAACCGTACATCTGGGAGGAGCAGCAACCGAATCCCATATCCCCCTCTCTACTAAGTATCTCTCTGAACATAGTGAAGAGAGATACGTAGAGAGGGGGGTTAGCCTCCTCCAAAATCAACCAAAGGAAATCACATGCCAGTTATCATCTCCGATGAAGAGTTCACAGCTATGAAGGTGGCTTTAGCCACAATGAATGGAATCTTCGACACACCTGTTGCTACACCTGTTGAACCGAAGGTTGCACCTAAGAAGAAAGTTCCAGCTAAGGCTGCCAAGACTACACGTAAGACCACTAAGGTGGTGGCTGATACTGATGCCATCTGGGCTTCCAAGGCTGCACGTGGTACGAAGGCATATAGCGAGGCTAATAAGGCTGCTAACAAGGTCGTCAACACATGCATAAAGAATCTTCGTTCCGAAGATACACGTGGTGCTGCTGGGGTCCTGTTGGCTGAGATTATGGCTTCACGTGTTGCTGCTGGTGCCAAGGCTTTTCCAGTTAGCTATCAAGCACGTATAGCTGCTGCGTTGGCTGCTTAGTCATCTGTGAGGTTGGGAGCTACGCTCCCTGCTTCATGTGAGTTCATCGCTTAGGTGGTGGGTTCACATGAGGGAATTCGCCCTCTACACATACATATGATTGGATACGATTATGCCACTTGACAATTCCACTACAGACGCCGTGTTTACATGGATATTCACACCTGAGTACTTCGACGTAGAAGACTTTGGTACATCTGACCTGACACGTGTTGAAATGATGCAAATGTTGGACAACATTAAGCACCTGAAGGCACATGTGGTAGGCAAGATTGAGGCTGATATAGCTTTGGAGCGTTCATGTGAGGAGTCAATGCTTGCAGAGTTACCTGATTGGGAGGACGTTCCTTCTACACGTAGGATGGACTTTTCATTGCCAGAGTAGGTCGCTTACAGGTACACAGAATGTACCAGAACTGGGTGTTTACTCTCTTACGAAGTGAGAGAGTAAACCCCAATTACCAGAAAATTTACTAAATCAAACGAACAAGGGATATCACATGATACGTAGGACTAAGACTGTTAGCGCTATTGAGTTAGATGCACGTCGTGAGGCTTGGCTGATATGCCATCCTCACGTGGATATGGGTTCAGAACTGGCTAAGACTAAGTTACATGAGTTCATGTATACGGAGCGTTAT